AGCTTTCTTGTATTCCAAGAATCCCTCTTTGCAGAGAAGACCTTTCTGGAAAGCAGCTACTTCGTTGTTGATTGCTGGATAACCAGAAGCAATTCCAGCTTCACGAGCGATAATTCCAGCGAACTTAGGAACAGCGTTAGTTACAGTAGGAGCACCTACGTATACTTTGTTGTTCTTCTGGTGAGCGTCATAGAATACACCGTCTCCGAAGTTTACCTTACCAGCACTTGTTCCGTCTGGAGAAAGAAGTGCTGAGTAACCGATTGTGAAGCAGTTTTCATGGAGTTTGAGAAGCATACCATTGTCATCGTATGTTCCCTTCCAGATAGCTTCGCTGTGCATTGACAGAGTTTTACCGTTCTGTACCATGTTTTTCTCCTATCTATTAAAGGAAATCTTCATAGTTGCGAGCAACTACCGAACTTCCAGTATTACCAGAATCAACTACACCACCGTCAATCTGAGGTTTTGCAGTGTCGTCTTTCAAGCCCAAAACTTCCTTAACAGCACTCTGTACCAATTCAGGAAGAGCGTCTTTGATTGCAGCAAGCATGTCATCTTTTGTCATTACAGCAGCAGAATCCTTGTTGTGGCAACCGTCTTCTTCGTCCTTCTTAGGCTCAGCGTCCTTGTTTTCACCTTCTTTACCTTCGTCCTTCTTCTCAGGCTCAGCGTCTTTGTTTTCGCCTTCCTTGCCTTCGTCCTTCTTCTCAGGTTCAGAATCCTTGTTCTGAGGGTCTGTGTCATTAGCTGGCACTGAAGTCTCAGACTTTGTTTCAGAAAGTTTTGCAAAAGCTTTTGCAATTTCTTTCAGGCTGTCTCCATGAATGTCAATCCACATGCTATCGAGAGTAGCTGTGAGTTCACCTTCATTGGCGAGAGCTTTTTCCTTGTTGTCAAAGCAGTCTTTAACAACGTCCAGAAGTGTGTCTTTTGCTTCGCAGTCTTTAAGTACAGACATTGAATCAAGCACACCTTTCATTTCACCAGCAAGCTCTTCTTCAGTAGTTCCTTTGCTGTTCTTGACAGCGTTAAGAACTTCCTTACCGAACGAGAATGGTTCTTTCGAATCTTTCTGCATTTTGCTTGCTAAATAGGCAAAAATACCAGTTCGCATAGGTCTCAAACCTCCTATAATACTATCAATAACAGCAACACTTGAACCACCTCTACCAGCTCTTGTGATTGCTAAATGATTCACTTCAGTAATCTCATCTAAGAGAATATCATACCCAACTTCGTCAGGATTTTCAACGTAATGCTTCTTACATGTATAGCCAAGAGAAACTTCCTTGTTCTCCAAGTAATAGTCATAAAGCTTTCGTGTATAAAATGTAAGGTCAGACTTAATTCCAATCTCACCTTCAGATTCACCTTCCAGAGCAACTACTGATACTTCGTTGCCTACAATACCTCCGCAGAGTTTATCCCAGTTATCTGGGTTTACCCATACGTCTGGGTGTTCTTTTGTTACTGGAAGATTGCTGCATTTATCCTGAGCCTTTACGACTACACTGGCTGGTCTGTATTCCTTGTAGAAGTCCTTCTTTACTGGAGGTTCGCCAAGTGCTGCGACAACTTCTGCATAGGAATAAATCTGTATACCAGAACGACATAAAATAACGTCCTTCTGTTCAATGTATGGAGAAGCGTCTGAATCTGTTACTTTACAAAACACTTTTGAGCGTATCATAATCTTATACCTATCATAATATATTCAGTATCATCTGTCAAATTACTACACAGATTTATTCTGAGATTTTGCAAGCTTTTCACTTCTTTTTGTAGAGCCTACACGAGTTTTCTCATGCTGCTTCTGCTCCAAACGTGAGTAGTTTTTCTGCTGCTTATCGCTCTCTGCTTTTTCCCTCTGTTCTTCGGCTGGAGACTTTCCACGAGTTTTCTTCTCTGCTTCAGTCTCTTCGTGATGTCCTTCGCCAGAAGAAACTTCAGCCTTCTGAACCTTCACTGATTCTTCAGTAGCCTTAGTCTGAGCATTTGTCTGCTCAATATCAGCTTCTTTCTGCTCCAGTTCAAGCTGTGTTCTCTTGTCGTCATTCTTATCGCCCTTAGTCTGAATAGTGCGGAGCTTTTCAAGAATATCAGCAGTAGTACGCATATCGCTTGAAACGTTCTTGTCTGCCATTTCAACGGCAATATCAATAGGAAGACGAGCTGATACATAGTTGAATACGGTCTCTGAATGATGTTTACCAATCTGAGCTCTTTCCAGAGCATTAGCGATTACTGGCTGGTCAAAGTGAATCTGAGTGTAAGGAAGAGCCTTAATAATCTCATCATCAGTTCCAAGAGCGTCAATAATCATAATCTTTGCAAGCTGCTTGAACTGAGGTTCAAGTTCCTTATGAATCATCTGTACCGATTCATTCTGCTTGAAGAGATTTCCCTGAGTGTCATCACCAGAACTAAAGTTTCCTTTCTCCGAAGAGAATAACAATGGCTCTGGCAATACTGCGTCAGAAGCGAAGTCCTGACGGAGAAGACGGATAAGCTCAGGAACTTGTCCGAAGTTTCTGTTGATAGATTTAATGTCTCCCAGAACGTCCATTGTAATAGGATTGTCTGGACTTGCTTCACGAGTTCTGATTGTGTCTTGTTCTACAAGGTTATCCAGAGCGTTAGCTCCTTCAGTAGCAAGCACTCCGTCAACATTTACAGTACGAGCGAGAATACTCATCTGCTGAATCATCAAAGGCAAGCTCTGAACAGCAACCTTATAGTTCATGCCTGACTGCAAGTAGCCACAAAGGTCTGAGATACCCCAGCCCTGATTCAGAATCTGACCCCAGTAACCAGCTTGTTTAGCAGTAACTACACGAGCACAACGAGAGTGGTGTACATCGCTTCCTAAGAACGGAATAGTGTAAACTTCTGGTCTCAAAAAGTCCTTCTGAGTAGGGTTATATGGCGGAATAATGAATGTATTCCAGCGGTCAAGATTTACAAAATAATCAATACAATCTTTTTTCAATACACCAAGTTTCAAAAGAGAAGCAAGGCTTAGGGTTGTCGTTACTGGAGTGTCCTTCTTAAACAAAGGGAAACACAAAGAACCACCGTAAACAAGCGAGGTCAAAGTGTTCTCAGCAAGAATGTTCTTGAAGTCATGGACTTCCATTCTTTCCTTAACCAAATCAATCTGCTTCTGGGTAAGATGAGTATTCTCCAGATTGCAGCCGTTAAGAAGAATAGACTTTGATTTTTTATTGATTACAGTTTCAAAAATACCCTTCTGAGAGTAAAGAGAGTTTGCTTCCCACGGAGAGATGTAAACGTTCGGAAGAGACAAGTTAGAACGAGCTGGGTCGATACCATTGTTTACGTTCCACCTTCCGTTTATAATAGAATCCCTGATTCCTCTAGGAGACTGAGCTTTCTTCCTGATTTCTTCAGCGGTCATAGGTGTTTTTGACTGCAAGCAGTCCATGATGACACCGATGTTCTGGTTTGCTCTTTTAGTGATAGAATCCAGAGTTTCAATTTCCTTAATTCCACACTTTTTGGCAAGCTCTTTCGTATCTGCTTCCGCAGCGTCCGCCACAAGTTTCTGAGCTGCTTCCAAGTCAGACAGCTTCATTCCCTTAAAATTGCGAGAATCTGTAATAGCAACTTTACCATTCTGGTAATGCTTTACCGACATATTTGAGCCGTTAATTATTTTCCTTAATTCCTTGAAATCAACCATATCTACTATCCTATACCTAAACTAAGTATAAATCAAGCGTCTGCTGCAACGGTGTTCGGGGCTTGTTTCAGAACGATTCCCTTTATCTTATCAGGACTTAAAACGTTAGACTGAACCTCCAGCTCCGTAGCGTCAGCTCCCCTTGCCCTACGAGCTTCATATAATCTTTCAAGCGTTACTGCGTACAAAGGCTTCAGCTCCCTCTTCCAGCTCAAAAGATAATGCACAACATATCCAAGACAGTCTCCCTTATGGTCTGGAGCTCCCTTTCCACCTTTAGAAGGTGAACCAGTCTTCGGGTCTTTCTGCCACGTCATAAGCGTATTTTCCAATCCCTTGCACATAGGACAGATGAACAAGTGCTCAGCGACAAAAAGCTTGTTACAAGCGAAGTTTCTGTCTCCTACAAGAGGGTTACATGAACGGTATGCAATCTTGATATTAAACAAACGGAGTTCCTTCTTAAACTCTATGAAATGCTCCTTATAAGTCATATCAGGAATCCATACGATTTCATTCTCTGGAAAATCATATCTGAAAACCTCTGGAGCACGTCTTATGTCTGGGAACTCATAGTCCTTAATGGCTACGATAGCTCCACTTAAAATAGCAAAAGCAACAGCGTTATTACCAAAGCCGTTAAAGTCCTGACCTATGTAAATCGTAACCTTGCTATCCCTACAATGCTCATAAAGGTCTACGTCAAGCTTATTCTTCTCTGGGTCATAATCAGGGAATACAAGTCCAGAATCAATCGAAACGAACTCGCCTTCCAAAAGACATCTTCTCTCTGTCTCATTATAGATAGAGTACATACTCTCTACGTAGTCCTTCGGAAGGTATATGTTATCTCTAGTCCTTGCTCTCATAAGAACATAACCAATACCACTTTTCTTAAAGTGCATGATTGTCTGGTATGTTCCCTTCAAGCCCTGAGATGAAGTACAGAATATAAACGCTGGAGACCTCCAGCCTTCAATCTGCTGGCGGCAGCGGTCATTGGAAGACTTCACAACAGCCATAGCTGTCTGTGTATCAAGCTCGTCAAGCTCGTCAATAACTACAAGAGTAACTGAGTAACCGTAGATATTAGATTCATCTTCTACTGGTACAAGCAGCAGCTCCACGTTTCCAATCGTAATGATGTTATGAGCCTTATCATAGCTATACGTAGAGTTTGTGTCCTTCAAGTCTTGTTCCAGAAGTCCAGTGAGCGTCTTCTTCATAAAGGTAAGGTTCTTAGAGCCTATCATTATCTTAGGGTTATGACCTTCCTTATCCTTCTTTCCAAGCAGCGTCTTCACTGCGTACAAAATACAATAAACCAAAGCAGAAGTCTTACCGCTTGCATATCCAGCTATCAGAGCAAAAAATCGTATATGAGGGAATACGTAAGGAGCTTGAACAAGGTTAGCTTGATGAGGAAGAAGCTTTACAAGATTAGCCATTGTCCTTTTCCTCCGCTTGCTTCATTCTTTCCTTAACGTCTTTTTTAAGTCTTGCTTCGAAGCTGTCAGTATCGTCAGATGTTCCGAAGTCCACTCCGAGCTCCGTGCTGTTTCCGCCTTCGTTGATTTCCACTGTCTCCAGAGCTTCAAAATCTTCACGTTTCATAGCAACGAACGTAACGTTCAATGCGTTGCTATCGTCCTTAGTAACGTTAAGGTCTTCAAGCAGAAGCTTATTCTTCATTTCCAGAGCTTTCAAAATCGTTCCCGAAGTGTCTACTGGCTTGTCCGTATTGCAGTATGAGCCAGCGAGAACTGCGTCCAGCGTCTCCAGCTGCTGAGCAAAAAGATTGGCTCTTGCAGCCTTTGTCTTAGCCTGATATATCGGGTCTTCGAGAAGTCTGATTCTTATGTCTTTCGGAACTTCGCATAAGTCCATAGCCAAAGCGTCCTTGTACAGAATCTTGAACTTCGCTATTACTTTATCCCTTATGCTTTCATACTCTTCTTGTTTGACAGCCATTTTATCTTTTCCTCTAGTTTCAACAATATCACGGTTGCACTTTATTTTCAACTGTTATATAATAAATGTTAAGAGTTCAGACAAGCCCTAGTTGTATTGTACTCTTTTCCTTCGGGAGGTGTTTTCACTGAGCACCTCCCTCTTTTATTTAGTCAAAGTCAACGTATTCATACTTAGAATAGTCATACTCCTCGTAATGGGTATGATACCACTCCGTCTTGAAAATCTCCTTCAGAGCAAACTTACGACCAACGCTGCACTTGTTAGTTCTATGACAGAAAGGAACACACCACGTAACGAAATCGTTCGGTGTTACAAACTCAAAGTTCTCATACTTAACGTACTTCTTAGCTATCCAGTGCATGAACGGATTGTACCATACTTTTACGTCTCCGTACCCATACTTATTGTCAATAGCCCTATGCCTTCTTATCCAGTGATGTCTCACCGCTATCTTTATCATAGCAGTTCCAAAGCTCCAAGCCCTCATCTCAACAGCATAATCAGGGTGAATCTCTATCATGGAGCATAACTCGTCTATCGGCTGGTTTTTAGCAGATTTATATGCACAAGCGTAACCGAACGTTGTAAGCACTGGAACTTTATCCAGCCATAAAATCCACGGAATAAAGGCAAGATTATGAAACCAGTCTGAGTGCCAGAAATGCTTCTTGTCCGTTCCCTTGCTCTCTTCAAACTGCATTATTATCTTTCTGTTCTCATGTTCTACCCAGACTTTGTAATCTATGTCCTCTCCGATTGTCTTATAGTCTCTGGTGTTTTTGATGTCATAAAACATCTTCTGGAACTTAGTCATTTTCTCCTCCTAAAACTTTTATAACCTCTCTGTGTGTCCTTATAAGCCTTCCAATCTCCCTCAGCTCTTCTTCCGTTACCGCATTGTTGAAGTAACAAAAATCATAAAGAAACAACAGCTTGCCAAGCTCGTCTTCAAGCTCACTTTTGAAATCACACTCCATAATTTTCAGTATACCACACCTTTTCCAGAATGTAACCAGTGGGTATGGGTATACCCTTTTTCCAGATGATTTTCGGGAGTAGTCCGAACACCGTCATTTAAAAAGATGTTCTTATTACACTGGGTATGTATAACCAGAATGTCTAACTTAGACGAGCTTAGACATTTTTAGACATTATTTTAGACGAGCCCTTTTTGGTATGCTTAATATAATGCACTCAGTATAATATAGAAAAATCCAATTTCTGTGGAGAGAAGGGTACAAACCTCGCTGCCGTGGTCGATAGTAAAATATTTGACAGACAAAATAAAAAGCGGCTGGAAGTCCTGAACGCTCCAGAACTCCAGCGGCTGAACTTTTACAAATTTATACTTTTTAGATATACTGCAATCAATAATAAAATAATTTCTGTTATCCACTTCCACAAGTATTTATAATTATTGTTTTTAATATCCTGAATTAAATAATAAATAACTGGAATTAAATAACACATAATTAAAATTAAAAAACTAAACATAATAAAACCTCCGTAAATTGTTTTATAATTATATTATACTCATTTTATTTATATTGTCAAGTAAAATAAACTAAAATAAAACCAGCTCCAGCGGCTGGACTTTTGCGGATATATTGCAATAAAAACCGATTAAAACCAGAACGTAACAAAAAGAACAATAAAAACCAGCTGAACAATAAAACCAGCTCCAGCAGCTGAACAATAAAAGCGTACTTTCAAAAAAGGTATAAAAACAAGTATATAAAAAAATATATTTAATTTTTTGTTGCGGAAAATATTTTTATAAAATGTATATATACGTATGTATAGGGAAATTTTTAATTTTCAACGAAAAAAATAATTAAAAAATCAACACAAATATTTTAATTTTCCTATACATTCTACTAGCAAAAAATACTATACAATTTCATAGGTTTATTTTTGGACTTTTCAAAAAAATTAAAAAAATACAATATATTTTTTTATATACTCGTTTTTATACCTTTTCTAAAAAATTGCTATTTTCTTCTATATAATGCAAAAAATTAAAAACACAAAAAAGTATAAAAACTAGTATATACGTTTTTATATTATATTTTGCAGCATAATTTTTTTAATTTTTTGAAAATATTTTTCAAAAAATGCTTGACATTATTTTATACTAGGTATAATATAATAAATGTAAACAGTGCAGCAGCACTATAAAAACAATTTACGGAGGTTTTATTATGAGAACTATTGAAGAAAAAATCATTCAGACATTAAGAGGCTGGAACGGTGAAGGATTAAAAAATCTTTCTTGCCGTGATAGTGTAGAAGTGGACGGAAACACAAAAAAATATTATTTGTGGAATAGTCTTTTATTCTGGAATGATTCAGAAAATATTTATTATTTTTCTGGACGTGGCTGGAGTTCTAACACTACAAAAAGCAGATTAAATCAGATTTTAGGAAGTTTTTTCAATGCTGGAATCTATCAAAAAAACTGGAGCTGGTTTTTAGACTGGAACGGCAAAAAATACCCTATTGATTCAGAATCTATTTTTTATTTCAAGGGAAATAAACTTTATAAAAAAGCAGCTCAGGACGTGGAAATATTACCACTATAAAATTATTATGCTGCTGGAGCTATACCAGCGGCATAATTTTATTTTTATCTTGTTATTTTCTGGAGGTTATATTATGAGAATAAAAACATATACAAGAGATAATTATACTTTTAAGGAATATTCAGGCAATTATCAAAAAATCAAATATGATTGTAAAAAAGATGATTACTTTTTGACTTTTAATAAACAAAAGTTTTATTTTAATGATTGTATTAGAACTGGTACACCGTGGACTAGTGCAGAAGCTCCAGAGGATAAAAATTTAATAGGAACATGGCAAGAAGGATATAGTGTATATAAATTGATTTCCAAAGATGAAAAAATCAATTTTTCTGATTCTTCACTATGTAAAATTGTATACTGTCCACCAGCTATATAATAATTTTATAATCTATTTTCTTTTTGCTGCTGGAGCTGGTTTTATTGCTCCAGAATCCAGCAGTATAAAAACAATTTACGGAGGTTTTTATATGTCTATACCGATTTTATACCAGAATGAAAAATATTTTATTGTCGATAAAAACACATTAAAATTATATAATCTTATGTTTTCAGGATATATTTTTATAGACGGAATCCGATATAAAAAATATCAGTCTTATAATAAAAAATTGCTGCTGGAGGTGTAATTATGGCAAAAGTACATTTTAATCTTGACGATAAAAAATATATGCTGGAGTTTTTACCAGATAATCAGGCTAAAATTATCCAGCTGGATAATAAAAACAAGTTTATTATAGTTCAATATTTTTCAGATACTAAAGTTATGGACTTTATAAAATATATTAAGTCTCTGGACTTTTCAAGCTGCAAAATAAAACACTATATACATTAAAATTATGCTGCTGGTGAAGGGTAAAAATTGCCATGATTCACCAGCAGCAAAAAAAGATTTTTTGAAAATATTTTTCAAAAAATACTTAACATTATTTTATACTGGGTATAATATAATATTAGGTTCTGGAGCTGCTGCAAAGCAGACAGAAAAATAAAAGCTATAAAAACAATTTACGGAGGTTTAATTATGGCTAGAGAATACGAAAAATGTATACTTCATTCAGTGGAGTATAAAAACACTTCAACAGTGGGAAATCCTTCTTACTGGGTATATTTTACCGATTCAGAAGGTGAATTTCATCGTGGCTATACTGGAAGCAATTCAAGTTCAGGTTATACGATTAAAAATTATCGTTATTGTGATTCTGGAGCTGTTATCTATATGAGTTATCATTTTACTAGAAAAACTGGAGCTTGCATTATTGACTGCATAAAACACAATTCACCGACAGAAGCAGCAAGGGAAGCGGAAGCAGCAAAAAATTAGAACTGGTTTTTCTGGTTCTGGTTTTTCAGGTGGTAAAAAATCCAGCAGACAATTTTCAAGCTGCTGGATTTTATCAGGGTAAAAATATCGACAGACAATTTACGGAGGTTTTATTATGGAGAAGGAAAGAGTATTTTCTTTTGGAAAAATTGCATATAACGGCAAGCGTAAAATAAATGAAGTTACGCTGGAAATTGAATTAAGAGACTGGAACGGCTATCCAGAGTTTGCGGCTTGCGTGTCTATCTGGAATAATATTCATAGTGATATAGTAGCTGGTGGACAGATGATAGATGAATTATATAATGAGTTCGCAAGGTTCAGAGGTTCAGTTTTATATAAAACTATCATGCAGCTATGGGAAAAATATCACTGCAAAGATATTTCGAATATTCCAGCAGATGACAAAGAATTGATTGACTTGCTTTTTTCTGATAAAGACAGAAAAGAGATTGTAGAGATTTTGAAAAGCAGAAAAGCAGCATAAAACAATTTACGGAGGTTTTATTATGACAGAAAAAATGAAAAAGAAGTACGCTAATTTGCAGCTGGATTTCCAGAAAAAGATTGATTCTGGAAAGTTAGGAAAATTATCTCTGTCTGATTTTAAGACAGTAGCGGACATCGGAAAAGAACTTTTGAAAAAGCATGTAGCAAAGACAATTATTAAAAATGCAGCGGACTATTTTAGTTCTTTTGGTTTTCTGGTTACTCCAGATTTTGACGGAATCAGCTATGTAATAGTTGAAGCGTAGACAGACAATTTATGGAGGTTTTATTATGAATAATTATGTATCACAAATAACTCATCTTGATAACGGCAATTCTTTTGAATATGTAAACTACATGAACGCTGGAACGTGGTTCAAATATGGTGAGAATATCCAGAATGAAGGCTGGAAATATAAGGAAAATGAAAAACTCTGGAAGGTTCTGTCTTCTCTGGTTCATTCTGGTAGACGTGTTCGAATCTGGTACGGAGACACGGAGACTGGAACAAGCTGGAATGAAGAATATGAAGTTACTGGAACAATCGGAAGAAGCACTGGAAAAATTGCAATTCCACTTTTGATTAAAAACTCCAGAAGCTATGGCGGTGGAGCTTTACTTGATGACTGCATTATCAGGATTGATGACATAAAAGAAAAGCGGACTATATACCAGCTGGATAATTTCCACGTAGAAAAGCTGGAAGTTGAAATTGAATCAGGTTCAGAATATCCGTATAGGGTAATGCAGCATAAAGATTCTGGAGAAGTTCAGAATGTCGCTAATTTCAAAGATAGTAACGCTGCATTACGCTGGATAGACTTTATGAACGGAGACAGATATTGTAAGTAAAAATCTGGAGGGAGTTTATCAGTTTTTACTTGACATAATATGCTGGGTATATTATAATAAAAGCATAAAGACAATTTATGGAGGTTACATTATGCAGATGACAAAGGAACTTGAAAAGAGATTAAAGCTCATGCAGCGTTTTAATCAGGTACTGGGAAGTAAGAGGTACACAAAGGAAAGAATCTATAACAATAAGATTTTTGTTCATAATGACATCATGTATGCGACAGACGGACATATTTTTGTTGTAGCTGCTAACTTGACAGACCAGAAGGACTTTTCATTTTTCAAGTGCAGTGGCAAAAAGTTTGAGTATCTGGATTCCAGCGTTCAGGAAGTAAAAGAGGACAAAGAAGCATTAAGAGACGGAGAAGCGTTCGAAAAGATTTTGCAGCAGTTTAACTATACTTCTGTCTCTTTTGATATTGATTTTGAAGGTTATCCGCTGCCTACTAAACTTTGCAGCGGCTGGAGTACACGCTGGGAAGACAAGTTGACGGTAAACTTTCAGACAGAAGAAGCAGTTATTGACTTTTGCGGAGGTTCAGAAGAGCTGGGAGGTGTTACTGGAACTTATGGAGATATTATTAAAAACGTCTCTGGAACAATTCCAGAAAAAACAATGAAGTTTGCGTTCTGGAATATCATGGAAATTATGAAGCAGTGCAAAGTGAATAAGGTTCATATTGAATCTTATCCAGACAGACATCATAACACTTGTAAAGTGGGAGACTATACATTCTTATTCACTGATTGTAATTAAAATCGGTTCTGGGCTGCCATAAGGTAGTCCAGAAAATCAAAGACAATTTACGGAGGTTACATTATGGGTAAAACAAAGATTTTGACAAAGAAGAATCAGTTCATTCTTTACACAAAGTTGACAGACTACTTAAAAGAGGTTCTGGACGATGAAGAGAACTTTTCTACTTTTGAAGACTTGTATCAGGAAGCTGAAAGAGTAAAGGTATACGGCAATATCAAGTATCTTACTCCAGCGTTGATAACTGAATGGCTCACTGGGCTGCCTATCGGAACGGCATATATAACGTATAATATATGCGTTATGATTCTGGACTTTTTGAATCTGGATAAAAACTATGCTGGAAAGCTGGGAGATGATGATTCTATCTATGTTGAAAGTCAGACAGACATAGACAGCTATTACTGGAAAACTCTGGGAGACATAATCTACCAGCAGCACTTCAAAAGTCTTTATAAGGCTGGAAAACCAGCGGAGGTGTAGTTATGAATAAATACCAGAAGGGAAAGGAAAAGACACGGAATGAAGCTATTGACTGGCAAGCTGATTTTGCTAATCATAATTATAGCTATGGTGAACTGGCTTACTTCTCTGATTATTTTGAGACAAAGGCTAGACGCTATGGACTTGTAAAAGAGTTCAAAGAGAACGGAATAATATAATACCATATAAGGAGGTACAATTATGGTAAATGTAATCAAAGACATCGTAAACAAGCTGGACGGATATTCTTCTGATAATCAGGGATTCGCAGTTACTTCTTTTGCTCCAGCGGAGGTGAATGGAGGTTCTGGAACTAAACTTCATGTAAAGCCTTATCTCAAAAATGAGGAGATTGAAGGGATTCCAGAAGAAGAGCACTTAATGGAGATGATAAATCGCTTGTTGTCTCACTATTCAGACGCTCCGCACTATGCAGTCTATAAGGCTGAAAAAGTGAACGGATTCTGGGAGCTGACAGTTCAGGAAGTTCAGGAAAAGACAGAGGACAAAGCCGATGAAGTATAAGGTAGTCCAGAAGAACGGCAAATACCGTAGGAAGCTGGTGCTGGAATGGCATGAAAAGCTTGCTTTTATAGTAATTATTTTCGCAGATGTTTACATTCTAGCCCAGATAATACGGTATATTGCAGTACGCTAGAAAACTTTACTAAACAATACTAAGGAGTTGAATATGTATACAAAGAAAAGAAATGAAATTGGAATGGAAGACCGCTGCATTATCAACGGAGACATCGCAATCAAGCCTTACTACTATTTGCGTAATGGACTTTTGCATGTTAGACATACGGTAGACAGAGCTGTTGACTTGTCAAAAGATGAAGCTATGAGAATCAAAGAGGAGCTGGATAAAGCTCCAGCAGAAAAGCAGCAGATTCTGGGAAGGGAATGGAACTTGCAGACAGTTATGAACGAAAAGCCTATCATCATGGACGGAATCAAAGCTGGTGAGGACAGAATGGACGAACTTTCCAGCAAGTTCGGAGGACGTAAGAATGGACGCAAGAATTAAAGCAGTTACTTTTGATGAAGAAGCTCACAAATACTTCTATAACGGCAAGGAGCTGCATGGAGTTACTGGAGCAATCGGCAAGCTCATGGGAAAAAGCTTTCCTGATACTGATGTCGTAAGACTGGCTAC